AAAGCAGATAGACAAAATTGGGGAGAATCAATAGTAAAAGATTATAGGTATCTATCAAGCCCTAATGAAATGCACGCAAGGATAAATGAAATTAGATATGGGTATTATTATAGTCCTGGTGAAAAAATAACAACAAAAGAAGCAGCTATGATATTAGAAGATATTAAGCTTGGTAAAACCGAAATAGATCGTAACTGGGCAAAACTATTTAAAACTCCTGATGCTTTGAAAAAGATGATGAATACTGCTCCAGCAGTTGGCGCTGTTGCTGCAACAACATTACAAGAATGAGAAAACTAGACGAAGACTTAGGTAAGATATACCATAAAGGAGATTTCTATTATCTTGAAAAGATATTTGAAGATTTAGGAGAACTTATTAGTGAAGAAAAAGAAATAAAAACAAGGGCAAAAAGACACGGATTTAAAATTATTAAAACTAACTGGGAAATGCAAAAGAATCCTTATTATTATATTCAAACTATAATGAATGATTCTAATGATAGTTATGTAGATGAATTAAGATACGTGTTTAAGGTAAAACTTAAATATACAAAGTAATGTACTTACTCAAGCTAAACAGGAAGGGCGACATATTTAAAGATGATGACGGGGTTACTGGAATACCAGAATTTCTTACACTCATTAAGAAAGAAAAATTCGGGCCTACGGCCCTCAAGTGGGTTGCCCTAGTCTACGACTATGAAAGCCCATACAGGCATTATAGTGAAAGCGAAAGAGTTAAAGCTGTATCTAAAGATTTATACGATACTTATAATTGGAAAGGATCTAAAGATGCTACTTTAAAGGTTGCTTGTGATAAGTATTCTGAGTTACAATTTGATCCATTAGATGAACAGCTTATAGCATTTAACAATAAGATTAATCAATTTACTGCTCTTATTGATGGTATGCATCTTGATGAAGAAAATGCAGAGTTATTACAAAAACTGATGATAGGAGTGGAAAAGATATTAAAGACAAGACAATCATTATTAGACGCTATAGATAGAAGAGGAGAAAGACAAAAGATAGCTGGTGATAAAGGTTTATCATTTTTAGAAAGAAGAAAAGAAATTAAAGAAATGTAATTATGAAAAAAGGTTTATATGCAAACATTCACGCTAAAAGAAAACGTGGAGAAAAAATGAGAAGTAAAGGTGATGCAGGCGCTCCGTCTGATCAAAACTTTAAAGATGCAGCCAAAACGGCAAAAGCTAATAAAGGCATGAAGTATTATAAAGGAGGAAGACTAAGGCCTCAAAAAGATTAATGGCAGAAAAGAAAAATAAATATGAGCTGCAATATCTTTATAATTCTTATAAAAAATATTATAAAAGAGCAGATTTAGATAAAGCTAATAAGTATAATGATATGGCATTACAGATGCATGGTGCAGATTTAAGAGAAAGGTATCATGCAAAGTTAGCGAAAAAAGAAGAAAACTCTGGCATGTTTGGATTAGGTAAATCTAAAAGATTAAAGTATGGGTAAGATTAAGTTTGATCCACAAAGATATCGTCCTGTACCTAATGTTGGTCATCCAGATTTAAATCCAGATTCTGTTGCTTATCAAGAGTATTGGACTAAAGAAACTGATAGATGTCTTAATGGTTTTAAACCTAAAGGTATGAAGCATATATCTGGTAAATATTATTTTTATCTAAATTACTATATGATACTTGGTAATGATGGAACTACAGGTAATCGTAAGACTTTGATACACCCTTGGTATAGAGCTATGGATCATGAGTATTTTGATACTATAGAATTATGTAAGGAAGAGGGTAAGGGTATGATTGTTATTAAAGCAAGGGATAAAGGGTTCTCATATATGAACTCTGGCGCTGTAGCACATGAATATACATTCTTTCCTTTTAATGATGTAGGTGTAGCGGCAGGATTACAGGTTACAGCTGATGCATTCTTTGATAAAACTAGAAAAGGACTTAATGGTATACATCCTAACTTTAAACACTCTGTGCTTAAGGATACTGATGGTATAATGAGGTCTGGATATAAACAAAAAAATAAAGATGGCAAGTGGGAGATAGGTGGTTATCAGTCTAATATCATATGTAGAACAATGGATAATCCAGAAGTATTTAAAGGAGAGAGGGTTTCACTTATGATATTTGAAGAAGCTGGAGAGTTTAAGAAACTTAAGAATGCTTATATGTCATCTAAAGCTTGCTTTATGGATGGGGATATACAATTTGGTGTTCCTATTGTAGGTGGTACTGGTGGTGATATATCTAAGGCATCTAAAGATTTTATGGATATGTATTACAGTCATGATGCTTATAACTTAATACCTATGTTTATTCCAGCATCAAAAGCATATTATGGATTCTTTGATATAAATACAGGAAAAGAAGACGAAATAGGAGCAAGAGAAAAGCTTATAGAAGACAGGGAAGATATACAGAAGTCTGGAGACAACGAAGCTTATAACTTACATATACAAAATTACCCTTTAACTGTAGAAGAGGCGTTCTTAAATACACACTCTTCAAGATTTGATATTGCTTTATTAAACGCACAAAGATCTAGAATATTGTCTAGTAAAGATAATAGAAGTCAAATACAAAAAGGATACTTAGATTGGCAGCTAGGAGAAGGAGATCCTACAGTAACATGGAGGCCAAATCCTAATGGTCCTTATAAAATATTAGTTCATCCCGAGCCAGAATATAAGAATTTAGATATAGGAGGAATAGATAGTTATGATCAAGATCAAGCTGGAGCATCAGATTCTTTGGGTAGTGCGATAATTTATCGTAGATTTGCAAATACTAATATGTCAAGCGATTACGTGGTTGCTGAGTACACAGATCGTCCTAAGAAGAAAGAAGATTTTTGGGATGGTTGTTTAAAACTTGCAGTATATTACAACTCAAAAATGTTAGTAGAATATACAAAGATAGGTATTCTAGATTACTTTAAGCGAATGAATGCTTTAAAGTATTTAAAAGAAAAACCAGAGTCTGCACATAACCCTGGAACAAAAACTAGAAACAGATATGGTGTGCATATGAATAAACAAGTAAAAGCTCTATTGGAAGATTTAATAGATGACTACTTAAGAGAGAGCGTACAAGATATATGGTTTTTAGATTTGATAGATGAGCTTGCTAATTATGGATTACAAAATACTGACCGTGCTATGGCGTTTGGTCTTTGCTTAATTCATAATATAGATAATTATAGGATTCAAGCTAGCGCAAAAGAAGAAGAAGTAAAAGATATAGGTTTCAAATATTATAAAATGGGATACAATGGTGTGCCAACACAAATAAATTAAGATTATGGAAAATAGATACAAATCAATGCCTTCAATGGTGGTTTCAGAAAAAGAAAAAACAAAAGACTGGTGTAGGCAAGTTTTAAATGCCATAACAAGCTATATGGGATCAGAAGGTGGTGAGCATTATGCTTCAAGGGCTAAAGATATTAGAAACTACCAAATATATAATGGTGTATTAAGTCAAGGAGATTATAAATATATAACAGAGCAGTATGGACTTACTTACCCAGCTAGATTAGTTAACTATCCTATTATAACTCCTAAAATTGATTTATTAATTGGTGAAGAATTAAGAAGGCCTATTGATATGAAGGTTACTACAGTTAATAAGAATGCTGTTATTAGAAAGCATGATCATAAAGTTGGATTAATGATGAGAGATCTTTTGTCAGAATTTCATGGTGAAATGAAAGAAAAAATGAATATTGATATATTAGGCGAGGGAGATACTATTCCAATTCCAGAAGACATAGATACTTATATGAAATATAATTATCGTGAGATGGTAGAAGAAACAGCTCAAGATGGATTAGAGTATATAACAAACAGATATAATATTAAAGATGTTTTTAAAGAAGGATTTAGAGACTTACTTATAACTGGTAAAGAATTTTATAAAGTCAATATACAAAATGGAGATCCTTACGCAAGAAGAGTAGATCCTAGAAATATAGTATTTGATGATTCTTTTCATTCAGATTATTTAGATGAAGCTACTTGGGTGGGTGAAGAAAGATGGTTGTCTATTAATGAAATTAATGATGAATATAAAAATGACTTATCTACAGATGACTTATTAGAGCTTGATAAAATGAGAAATCTATATTTAGGTGGAGACTTAAATAATTATAATAGTAGCTTTGAATGGGTAGATGTTGCTCATGGTAGAGAAGCAAGAATACGTGTAGTTAGTGCTGAATGGAAATCGCTTCGTGCTATTAAATTCAAACTATCTGATAATAAATATGATCCATCAAGACCATTTAGAAAAATGGTAAAAGACACATACAAAAAAAGAAAAGGAGAAAAGATTGAAACTAAATGGGTGGATGATGTTTGGGAAGCTACTCTAATAGGTGGTAAAATTTTAACTAATGCAAACAGAAGAGATAATCAAATTAGAAGCATAGATGATCCAGGTAAAACTCCATTGTCTTATACTGGATGTATAAAAGGTAATACTACTGGTGCTACAGCATCTCTTGTAGATTTACTTGATAATATACAAATGCTTTATAATATTGTTGTTTATCAAATAGAGCTTGCTATGGCTCGTTCAGGTGGTAAAGCTGTAGTGTATGATACATCACAATTGCCTACTAATTTAGGTATGGATATACAGCAGGTTTTATACCACTTAAAAACAGATGGTATTATTCCAATAAATTCTAAAGATGAAGGTAATCAAATGAGTACTTTTAATCAGTTTCAACAAATTGATTTTACATTATCACAATCTGTACAGCAACTTATTAATCTAAAAGTAATGTTAGAAGAAATGGCTGGAAATATTTCTGGAGTTACTAGACAAAGAGAAGGAGCTGTAGGTGAATATGAGTATGTAGGTAATGTTCAAAGAAGTGTAGTACAATCTGCTACTATTACAGAAAGTTGGTTTTATTCTCATGGAGAATGTAAGCAAAGAGTTCTAGAAAGATTATGTAATTTAATGAAAGTTGCTTGGGCTGGTGGTAAGAAAGCTGGGATGATATTAGGAGATGGGGCTTATAAATTTTTAAATATTATGCCAGATATTGCATTGCAAGATTTTGGTGTTTATGTAGGTGATAGCGGTAAAGATGATTCTATGAAGCAAGTAGTACAACAATTATCTCAAGCTGCATTACAATCAGGTACTATTGACATGCTAGGTGTTATTAAAGTTTTAAGAGCTGACACAATGACTGAAGCTGAAAAAGTATTAGAGCAAGCTATGACTGAAATGCAGAAACAGCAACAACAAACTATGCAAGAGCAAGCTCAGATGCAACAAGCTGCTGCTGAACAAGAGCAAGCTAAGTTTCAAGCTGAAGCACAACTTAAACAAATGGATAATGAAGCTAAACTACAAGTTGCTCAAATTGCTGCAGAATCTAGACTTGAAGTTGCTAAGATACAGGCTGATGTAGATAGAGATTTACATGATACTAAAGAAAGAAATGAAATGGATAAAAAAGCAGCTGATTATTATATTGAAAGAAAAAATAGAGAATCTGAATTAGATAGAGAAGATGAAAAAGAAGGACAGGAGAGGTCTAGAACATCTGGATCAACTACAAGTTCTGATAGTCTGAAAAAAGCAGCACAGAAAATATAATAAATATTTTGTATATTTGCAAACTGGGAGTATTAACTAAATTAAAATAAAATGGCAGAAGAATCAAAATTAGTAGAAGAGGTTGTGGAAAGCAGTGAATCTACAGCAACTGAAGGGGTTGAGAATAAATTTAATCCTTTAGCGTTTACAGAAGATGTTTATAATGAAGAAGAAACAAAAGAAGTAGAAGGAACAAAAGAAGTAGAAGGAACAAAAGATACGGAAGAAGTTGAGTCTACAGATGAAGAAGCTACAGATGATAAATGGGCTTGGGATTCTAAAACAGAAGATAAAGAAGAGGAAAAAGAGGAAGAGTATAATTGGGAAGGAACTGAAGAATCAACGGAAGAAACTCCTACTGCTCAAGAATCTTTAAATTGGGCTAAGGTTGGTGAAGAACTTGGAATTGAAATAGAATCTAAAGATCAATTTGTTCAAGCGCTAAATTCTTTACAGCAACAAGCGCAACAACCAAAAGCTACAACTAATGATCAAGCGTCAGAGCTTAGATCTTATTTAAATTTTTCAGATAGAGATTTAGTTGCTGAAGAATTAAAAGCTGATGGTATTGAGGATTCAGAAATTGAAGAGTCTTTAGATAAGTTAGAGGATTCTGGAATGATGAAAATGAAAGCTAAAAGTATTAGAAGAGTTATTAATAATGCTATTGATCAACAAACAACTCAAGCTAAACAACAAGCTCAACAAGCAACACAACAAAGGAAACAACAAGCAGAGAACGCAAAGAAAGAATTAAAGACACAGATCAAAGACATGAATGAATTCATGGGTGGGAAAGTAACAAAAAAACAGAAAGAAGAAGTCTATAGATATGCTACAGGCGATATGATGAATGAAATATACAAAGATCATGCCAATGTTGCTGATGTTGCTATGTTCATGTTATATCGTAAGCAGATTGAAAAGATTCTTCGTTCTCAAGGATTGGAAGACGGCAAAGCCGCTGTTATGGACAGTATAGTTTCTCCAAACCTTAACACTGGAAAAAGCAAATCTAACTTCAAGGTGAAGTCAGGCGAGTTTGATCCGAAAGCGTTCATGAGCGAGTAGGTCTATAGAAGTAAGACAATGTCTGCTTAAGGTTGAAAGTTAATTGAGCAAAATAATAATAATGTTTA